CTAACAACTCTGTGGCATATACTGATAAACCTGATAGCTTATCATTCATGCGTGAGTGGATGGCATTGGTTGAGTCAGGCTCAGGTGAGCGTGGTATCTTCAATCGTGAGGCTTCTAAGAAACAAGCAGCTAAGAATGGTAGACGAGATTCAGACTATGAGTTCGGGACAAATCCTTGCAGCGAGATAATTTTACGCCCAAACCAATTCTGTAATCTTACGGAGATTGTAGTACGTTCTACTGATGATGTTACTAGTCTTGCTAAGAAGGTTCGTATAGCTACAATCCTTGGTACTATCCAGTCTACTTACACAAAGTTTCCTTACTTGCGTAAGATCTGGCAGAAGAATACAGAAGAAGAAAGATTGTTGGGTGTGTCACTGACAGGTATCATGGACAACCCTTTAATGACAACTGAAAATGAGGGGCTAGGTAAAACTCTTGAACATCTTAAATCTATCTCTGTTGCTACTAATGCTGAGTGGGCTAAGCTTCTTAACATCCCTGTTGCTGCTGCTATCAGCTGCGTTAAACCTTCAGGCACGGTATCACAGCTGGTTGATTCCGCCTCTGGTATTCACGCTCGTCACTCAGCCTATTATATTCGTACTGTGCGTGGTGACAATAAAGATCCTCTGACACAGTTCATGAAAGATCAGGGTGTACCTAGTGAGCCAGATGTTATGAAGCCTGATCAGACTACTGTGTTCAGCTTCCCTATGAAGTCACCTGATGGGGCAGTAGTCACTGCAGATATGTCAGCCATACAACAACTAGACATGTGGCTTGCCTATCAAAGATCGTGGTGTGAGCATAAACCATCGGTGACTATCAACGTTAAAAATGCTGAGTGGTTTGAAGTAGGAGCATTTGTACATAAGCATTTCGATGAGATGTCTGGCGTATCCTTCCTACCTTTCAATGAGCACACCTACCAACAAGCACCCTACCAGGATTGTTCTAGGACGGATTATAAAACACTGTTGTCTTGTATGCCTAAAGATATTGACTGGACATTACTATCAAACTATGAGAAAGAAGACAACACTGCAGGTAGTCAGACGTTAGCTTGTTCTGGTGACTCCTGTGAAATCGTAGACCTAGTATAAAGGAACTAAACTATGAAGCCAGTACGTAAAAGTTTTAACCGTGCCTTGTATCAAGCTTACGACAAGAAGGCTAAGGATACTTTGGTTGACCTACTAGAAACTAAGGGCCACACCATTGTGAATACTGAAGAGAACTACTTTGTTGACGTAGTATCTCAGAAGGATGGCTACACATACTTCAATGAGGCTGAAGTAAAGGTAGCTTGGAAAGAAGATTGGCCTACGCACTGGGAAGAGATCCGTATCCCTGAGCGTAAGCAACGCTTACTAGATAAGTATGATGGTACTAACGGCGTGTTAAACTTCTATGTATTCCGTGAAGACATGAAGCAAGCTTGGCGTATCAAAGATACCCTACTAACAAAAGAAAGTCTAGCTGAGGCTAAGGGTAGGTACATACAGAAGGGTGAACTATTCTTTCACATACCTTATACCTCAGCTGAATTGGTGACTACATGATTAAAGAAACTTATCTCAAACAAGATCCAAACAATACAGGGGTTGAACGCTTTGACCCTGTAGATCGTCCCGCCCATTACAACATGGGTGGGATTGAGTGCATTGACTATATCAAACAAGTCGTAGGGCTTGATGGTTTTATTGCCTACTGTCATGGCAATATGATTAAGTACCAACACCGCTATCGTTATAAGCAGAAGCCTGCAGAAGACATGAAGAAGGCTGAGTGGTACTTACGTAAGATGAATGAAGCTTTGGCAGAAAAACATAAGTAAGGGTGACCTATGGGCAGACCAACCAAGAGATCTAAGAATAACTTACCTCCCCTTGAAGAAGAGGCAAAGGCTTACGTAAAAGATAAACGACCAAAAGAAAAACCCTTAACCAATCGCAACTATCTAGCGGGACAAGCCTTAGCTGGATTACTTGCAAGTGGTAAGGGTTCCTTTCATGCAGATCAAATCAAACGAGAAGCCTACAATTGGGCAGACATAATGAGTGAGGATGAGGAGGATTAATCCTTCTTACCTATGTCTAGGTCTCCAAAGAAGAGCCTATCATACTTATCATAATAGAACTTAATTTTATTGAGGGTGCCTAGTGCATCCTCTGTTCCTATTATGTCGTCTATGTCTCCTTCAAGACCTAGCCAGTCCATAACGTTCTTGATCTTATCACTGTCTCTATTAGATAGGACTCGAACCATATCTAAAGTTTTAGGTAACGTACCTACCTTCATCCTTTCACCAACTTTTTTCTTCGTGTCTTCAACAATTTGTCCTATGATCCTATCTTTTTCTTTTAAGCTCATCTTAAAAAAGTTAGGATTTCTTTTTAGATACCTCAAGGCTGACTGATTTAAGTATGACGATGCGACAGCATTCATATAGTTTTTTACTTCAGGTGGAGCATCAAAACTAATTGTCCTCCAGTCAGCCCTACCTGCAGAGTTTAACATAGCTTCTATATAGTTTGGTTCACGATCTCCACGTACACCAAGAATTTGTTTACCTGAGTCAGTTAGTTTATCAAAACCTCTTGTTGGGGTAGCTTTTTTATCCATCTCTGACGAACCTGATCCAGCCAGTATGCCATCAAAAATATTATTTACATACCTTAACCCCTTAGCATAGTATTCTGGCCCTTGTTTTAAATCAGGTGACATGTTCTTACCCATCACTAGTCCATAGGTAAAGTTAATGGGATCAAAAGGACGAGTTAAACCTTGTGTAATTCTCATTGCAGGTGGTGCAATAAGAGCTTCAACTGTATCAAGAACATACTCTGACCCACTTTTGTTATCAACATTATTTAGTGTTTCACTAAGATTTGTCCCAAACTCCCAAAGATTTTTTTCAAAGTCTTTTAAGTCTCGAACAGATTGGCCTCCCAATTGCATCGCAAGGGTATACTTAAGATCATCAGGAACCTCTGACCATTTTAATTTAAAGGGGTTTGTTATACGATCAGGTGTAGCAGCATGTCCAAATATTTGACTCATCAAACGTATAGTAGAAGCAGGCCAATCATAAGTATTATCTTCAATAGACCCATCATTATTTCTATTCTGATTCCAGGCAAGTCCCTCTTCAATACGATCTATTGCACCCCCAGCTACATATGTACCTGCAGCAATAGCAGTCCAACCTACGACAGTCTTACCTAGAAGTTCTGATCCCTCTTGAGTAGCATAGTCCATCTCATGTCCAAGGTACTTCTTAGAATATATTCTTATTGCGTTTATGCCCGTCAGATCTCCCATAGTAGCAAGAGTAGTATTAAGAAAGCTACCAAAAGGAACTAAGTAACCTAGCCCAGTTTTGTTTGTAAGGAACTCAATACCTTTAGCAGCTGACCTCATAGCATTATTTGATTGCTTATCTAGTGTAGACCAGTTTACAGAAGCAGTCTCACGTAAAGTTCTAAAAGTTGCTTTCTCTAGTACATCAACTTTAAATTTAGGTTTAGTCATCTCAATAGCAGCATCTGCCCTAGCAAAAAATATAGTTGGGCTTACACCATACTCCCTCATGATTTGTTGGTTTACGTTGTTTCCAAAAGCCCATGTCTTAGTTAACTCATCTTGCATTCTAACTAAGGTTAATGTTTGTGCTCCCTTAGTTGCAGCATCAAGAGACTTATAAAATTTATTATTAGGGTCTAAGTTAGCGTTTGCTAGGCCATCTTGAACACCCCCATCACCAGCTACATCACGAAAAAGTTTCTTACGTGACTCAGGACTAGCCTCTAAAACTCTTAGGGCGTATTCATACTCAAGTTCAGGTGACAGTACAGAAAAACCACGACGGACTGCGCCTAACGCAGATCCAATAGCTCTTTTTTTATAGACACTAGCTTTTACTGAGTTGCCTCTTGCTTTATAAAAAGCACTTTGAGATATGTCTATAACAGATGTAGCAATATCAGACACAGCATTTAAACCAGATAAAAAACTAAAACCTTTTAAGTTTGCTCCTGTTGTACCTAAGTGAGAAGTTAACATCCGTTTATAAACTGACAGAAGAAAACGATTTGTATCAGCCTCGTCTTCTTTTTTACCCCCCAGAATACCAAAGCCCCGCACCTTACTTTTCTTTTTGGTCGGCTCTTTACCAGCCATGCCTGAGGCTAAATCAAGTAAAGCTTGTTGTGTTTTTACACCTTGATTATCAAGACGAGATAGCTGTGAACCTATCCAGTTTGTTTGTCCAGCTGCATGCGCACCTCTAGCAAAATTTTGAGAGATTGCTTTTGCTGTATAATCAATACCTAATTTTTTACCCGTAGATTTTTCAAAAGCTTCTATTGCTATCTTAGCTGCATCATCACTTACGTAATCAAGAACAGCTTCAGCATATATTCCTGTTGTAGTGTTAGTCTCTAACATAGTTGGGTGCACTGTCCAACCAGAATCAAATAGACCTTGTTGAAAACCAACCTTACCTGTCTCAGGTTCTCCTAACATAAACCTCCTCATAAATAAAGTTATAGGTTTAGTATCAGTTAACTCTTCATCTCGTTCAGCTACACCTTTTATTGACTCTTTCTTTATAGCTTCCCAGTTAGCAAATTGCTTGGCATTTTTTACTGATTGAAGTTCAAAGTTTCTTTTTATATTAACATTAACAGATTTAGAATCTACTACTAAAGCAAGTTGTTTCTTAGCTTCATCTAAACCTAATGTAAGAACATCCGCATCTAATTTTTCATAGCCTAAAAAAGAGTCCTTAATATATTTACTCTTTCTTAACTCTTTAATTAAAGCAGTACCTGTAAATATCGCAGGTATAAATGCAGCACCGCCCGCAGCCATTGCTGTTTGGCTAGGGCTATACTTTGTTTGTACGTCCGAAGCAATTAATTGGGTCTGATATCCTGAATCTACACCAACTGAAATAATTGCATCAGCTACTGTTATAGGAGCAGCCTTAGCCGCTACACTACCAACTGCACGTCTTGCTGCTGTTTTACTCATGCCCTGCTTTAGGTATGTTTGATAACCCTTGATAAGAAGAGAACGTGCAGCAATACCACTAGCTTTAGTTGCACCAAAGCTAACAGCTTTACCTAAACCAAACGAAAGAAAGGTAGCTGGATCGTATAGCCCAGCTCTTGTGTAGTCTCCGACAGCATCAAACATCTCAGACATAGAACCTTCGCCAGTGAATGCATTCTGCATCTTATCAAACGCATAGTAACCCGCACCAAGTTTACTTTGAGTTAACTCGTCAGCTGCCATACCAAAGACAACTTCATTGGCAGTAGTTATAGTTTGACCACCTGCAAAAGAACGTTGATAGTTCTGCCACACTTCAAAGGCATCATCTTTATCCATCTTACGATAGTCACGAGGACCACTTGATCCACCAGTAAAGATAGTCCTTCCTTGAGATCCTACATTAGCTGAGGCCATACCATACACAGAACTAGCTAGACCTGCAGGTTTGTTACGAGCTTCAAGGTTTTGATAAACAATCTCCATTAGTCGATCATCTTTTAAAAAGTCTTCCTTTATAAAACCCCTGCCGTATTCATCAGAAATTTTATCTATATCTAAGAAGTTAATTTTTTCGTTTATCTCTTGGGGGCTACCATCCTCAGGATTAATAATAGTGTTTCCATTTATAGATTCCCTATACTCTTTGGCAAACCTCTCAGCATTTGATATAAGTCCAACAGGTTCTAATGGAAGAGGAGTAGTATCTTCTTCTTCTGGTAAAGGGAACCCAGCTTCTAGTGCAAAACGTTCGGCATTATTCATTAGTTGATCCTACCGTTTCCTGTACAGCTCTACGCTCTCCTGTCTCTGGATCTGTATATTCATATATAACAACTTGACCAATCTTAAGGAAGCCTTGAGAATATAATTCTCCGTAAGTTAACTTATCTCCTACGTTTATTGGTTTTATACTGGCTGGGTTATAGTCAGGTAATATTTCAGGGTCAAATGTACCTATCTGATTGTAGATTGGATTAAGTATATCTTCTCTTCCATATAGATTATATATTGCAGCAAAATTATTTTCTGCAGCTTCCTTCCTAGCTAGTTCAATACTGATAGTTCTCTCTTGATAGAATTTCTCTAAGTGTCCTATTCTTGTTAAAGCTGCTTCTTCTTGTTCAGCTGAAGCACCCTCACCTGCATAAGGTGGTCCATCTGCTTGTAACTGAATAAGCTTATTTGATCCTTCAAGTAGCTTATTAATTTCATTAGTACCTTCAGCTACCAGTTTTTGATTAACAAAATTCTGAGCCTTTTCAACATCACCTATTGAAGCTCTATCTCTAAGAACAGGTTGATTTGGAAACGAAACATATCCAGGTTGAACATAACTTTCACCTAGGGTATTTCTTTCTGAATCACTAATAGTCATACTTGAACGCTCTTCAAAATTTGTCCAGAAGTCCTCATCAAGTGGGATCTCTTTTGATTGAGTGTAGACAGCATCATTAATCATCTGAGTAATTATTTCACCTATACCTGTCTCATCTACTTGATATTTACCACTTCTAAGAGCTTTGTTATGAGCCGTGGCAATATCATAAACCTTTGCTAAATTTTTACGGCCAGCTGCAGTTGTTCCACCAGACGAGCTTATTCTTACAAGTGCATCATCAGTAACACCCATGACGCTCATGACATCCATCATGTGTTCTGTGGTTTCTCCAGTAGATTTAGATGTACCTCCACCACTACCTATGGATAGAGCTTCAAAGCCACCTCCACCAGAGAACATACCTTTAATA